AATCTATTATTATACCTAAATATTCTTTTTTACCAACTTTATCCATCTTTTCCCTCTATAAAATCTTTACCTGTGTCATGAATATACAGCATTATTAATGCATAGTGTAATATTTTAAACAAATCTTTTCTTTCTTTACCTTCTTTTTTACCATACCTTTTTGCATATTTCATAATATTACCTATGCAAAAACCTTCACCATGTCCAGAATCAATTATAACATCTGTAGCTTGATATTTATCAGTAGCATAGTGTTGTCCGTAAGTATCATATACATACATATCTAACTCTTTTATAAGTTCATTTTCTCTAAATTTATACATCAAGACCTCCTATTATTTCTTTTAATGTTATGTTTGGATTTTTTTTAACTTTTTTGTAAAACCATTTTAATGAGTATGCACTTAACATAAATTTATTATTTGCAAAAATGTGAGTTTGTCTTGGTAAAAACTGATCTAAATTTTTTAAATTTATTTTAGATTTATCTTCTCCTTCTGGAACCATAGTATGTAACCATTCTATAAGAAGTTGTTTTGCTCTTTTCCTATTTCTTTTTGCTTTCTTTCCATTCATAATATATTTCCTCTACTTTAGGTTCTGATTCTATATGAGTCATAAAAACTTGTCCTCTTGCATACTTAAATATTCTTAATCCTTTACCATCATTTGCATCTTTATGACAATTAAATTTATGTCTACAGTATAAACAAAGTCTGGGTAATTTCATATTACCAGAAGTTCCATCAGGTATTGGCTGATAACAAAGCTCTGGAGGTGTGTCTTTTTTTATAATCTTTTTTAAATTATCTATTCTTTTAACTACATTAGGTTTATCAAAATCATCAGGTCTAAAAAGGGCTAGTTCTCCTGTTTCTTTATTGACTGCTAGAAATCCTCCTTTGTTAGTTTTTTCTGATTCTTCATAGCCAGACAACTGAGTAATATAACCAAATGAATCTTCTTGTGCTAAAGTTCCTTCACTAAATTTTTTAAAAGCATAAGAAGAAGCAGTTTTAATATCAACAACTTCACCATCTATCTTACAGTCCATGTGTCCTTTTACACCTTTCACACTAACTTGTTTTTGTTGATCAGTTACCTTGTGTCCAGATAATTTAGTTAAAAATATTAGAACTGATTCTAGTAGATGTCCATATAAAAATTTTATAAATAGTGAAGGATTGTTTATGTCTTGACTAACTTCACTTCTAGCATCAAACCATAATTGTCTTTCAGGTTTTCCAATATTTGACATCCGTAAAATGTTTTTACTTTTTTCTTCAGGAAAGGCCCAACCTCTTAAAGCTTCTTTCATGTCTTCGGCAAAATCATTTAAATCTTTTTCTTTTATTTTTAAAGGTTTATTTTTAGATAAAGGCTCTAAAGACTTGTAAATATCTTCAACTAAAGTATCAAGATTTTTTTTCTTCATTTTTAATGATGTCTTCTAAAATAAAAATAGCATCTAGAAAGTTTATTTTATACCATTCATTCCTACACTTATAATTATTTTTTAATTTTTGTTTCCATTTACTTTCTAAAACTTTACAGTCTTCAACTAACTTTCCATATCTTAACTGATAATCTCTAAAAGGACTAAATGTTTGATAATGTTTAAACCTATCCATAACATCTGCAGCCCTTCCTATCTTGATCCAGCCCTTCCAAGCTTTGTTAGTTATAACATACACAAATCCTTTTTTAACAGTTTTATATTTACCTAAACTTTGAAAAGCAGCTTCTTCAAATGTTTTATAATTTCCCGGTTTGTGTAAAGGATGTGATTTACTAATGTATTTACCATTGACATACATCCTGTTTTTGTTTTTTTTAATATGACTTTCTATACTTCTTAGATAGCCATCACTTGATCCACTATAAAACCATTTACCATTCTTTAAAACTTTATTTCTTACATTAATGTGTTTCACTCCAATTATCTCCTACCTTGTATTCTCCATTCATATCACATCTTAAATCTAAAAGTTTACCGGCTTCAACCATAGACTTAACTGCCATCTCTCCAAAAAAATCTGCCTGTTCCTCTTTTACTTCTACTTGCCATTCATCATGTATGTTAGCTACAAATTTAAAATCTAGGTTACTACAATTAGCCCATTTATTTAACAACACTAAAGCTTTTTTCATAAAAATTGCTCCGGCACCTTGTAGTAAAGTGTTCAAAGCTCCATGTTGTGTTCTAATAAAAAGTTTTCTACCATCTAATCCTGTGATCCATCCTTTTGATGATACTCTCGACACTTTTGTTCTAAGTTTTCTAAGTGAAGGGATATTATTAAGAAAACTGTTTCGTAGTCTTTCACCATCTTTCGTATCTCCTCCAACCACACTTCCAATTTTTTTATCTCCGGCTCCGTATATGAAGGCATAGATAAAAGTTTTTGCTTCATCTCTGGTATTAAGTCCTGCAAGTTTTCTATTTGTTTCATGTATGTCTCCTGTAGTTACATTTTTTATATAGTTTTCATCATTCATATAATGGGCTAACAATCTAAGCTCTAATTGACTAGCATCTATACCAACTAATTTATATCCCTCTTCTGTTGTCCAACAAGCTCTACATTCTTTTCCGTAAGGTGAGTAAATGCTAGGAACTTGAGCCATATTAGGTTTTCTATGAGTCATTCTTCCTGTGATCGTTCCATTAGGAATCACGAAGCCATGAACTCTTCCATCTTCTTCGACAGAATCTACCCAACTTTGTATCTGTGCTACTCTTTTTTGTATCAATAAAAATTCTGCTATAAGTTTTGCCTCTGGTATATTGTCGATTTCATATAAAGTTATTTCATCTACTATTGGCTGTCCTGTTGGAGTAAATTTTTTAGGCTTCCACCCAAAATCTATAAGATACTCTCCTATTTGTTTCCTAGAGCCTAAATTAAATTCTTGTAATTCTTTTCTATAAAAAGGCTCATAGTTTTTAGTTTTGAGAATCCTATCGTACTCATCTTGTCTTAAACCTCTTTTAGATAGAGTGCCGTCTTTTTTCATTGTAGGTATTATAAATTTAACATCAAGCATTCTAGGTAGAAATACTTTTTTTACCTCTCTCTCTATGGCTTCTACTCTTTCTCTCAAAGAAGCTAATAAAATTTCAGAAGCTACAGAATCAAATTTAAAACCATTAAGCTCTTGTTCTTTTATTATAGGAGCCACATCATGCTCTAGTCTCATAGATTCCTTACTAAATTCCTTAGATAATCTGACTAAATTACTATAAATTCTAGTATTAACTTTTACATCTTGAACACAATAATCTAACATTTCTTCAGAAAAAGAATCGAACTGTTCAAATTCTATTTTATTTATCCCTAATGTCTGACCCCAAGCCTCTAAAGAGTGGCCTCCTTCTCTTACTGGATTAAACAATCTAGATAATACTAATGTATCTACTACCTTACCTTCATAATCAAAGTTTAATAATTTTTTTAGGACTGGTAAATCAAAACCAATAATGTTATGACCTATAAGTTTATCTGCTTGTGCTAATAGTTTTAGACCTTTTTCTAAATCATCTGGTCTAAATTTATATACTTTTTTAGTTTCTATATCTTGTGCAACTATACACCAAACTTTTGTAGCTTTAATATCATCAGTTTCTATATCAAAAACTAAATTCAAAAATCCTCTCCAACATATTCATGCTCTACCAATCTTCCTGTTTCAGATTGATATATAAGTTGACAAGCCACACCAACATCACCTGTATATCTTGATTTTAAAACTCTAAGTTTAGTTGTGTTAGCTTCTTCTTCATTTTCGGATTGTTGATTTCTCTCTAATGCAATAACACAATCTGATAATTGAGCTATACTTTGTGATCCTCTTAAATGTGAAAGACTTACCTCTATGCCATTCTCATGTCCTTTGTCACTAGAAGTTCTTCTAAGATGTGAAACCAGCACAACACCGGCTCCTGTTTCCTCTACTATACTTCGCAATCTGGTCATAATGTTGTCAATAGCCCTTCTTTCATCTCCTTCTGATACAGCTGTCACTAGCATGTGTAAATGATCTATAATCACCCATCTACAATCACAGCTTATTATCATAAACCTAAGTTTTGAAAATATTTCTTCAATGTCATTCGTTCCAAAATGAGCATGAATCCACACTCTGTTTTTATTTTCTCCGTCATAAAGAATTTTAAAAAAATTATCTACTTCATCCTCACTAAAAGTTTCTCTAACTTGATCTATGTATAGTCTAGCATTTGCTTCAATAGACAAAATGCCATCAATTGTTCTTCTCCAATCTTCTTCTAGAGCTATAATACCAACATTATCTTTGGTGGTTTTTATTAGATGGTGTTCTAGCTCTCTAGTCACACTCGATTTACCTAATCCTGTACCTCCTGTCAAAGTCAATAATTCTCCTTGTCTTAGACCATATAGTTTTTTATTTAGGCCCTCCCACATAAATGGCACAGATTCTTTCTTTTCTCTTTTTTTGTAATCAGTATTTTTTTCAGACACATTAATTACACCTGATGGGGTATAGGTTTTAGAATCCCAATAAGCTTGTGTAAAAGCTTTAATTTGATTCTGTCTTAACATATCATTAGCATCTTTAAAACCTTCTGGTATGGACATAATTTTAGCTTTTCCCGGCTTGAATAGTTGTGCTACTTTGTTTGCAGCTTCTTTACCATGCACATCATTATCAAAACAAATAATTATTTCTTCAAAGCCCTCTAAAAATTCTAGACTTTCCTTAACATCTTTTACAGCTCCCTGTGATCCAGTCCTTATAGAAACAACTTCCCACTTTTTACCTAGCAATTGATAACCGGCCATAGCATCACATTCACCCTCAGTCAACAATACTCTTCTACCCTGCTTGAATAAGTTTTCTCCAAATAAACCTGCTCCTGAAAAACTACCAGATACAAAAAAACTTTTATCTTTAATATATCTAGTTTTTGTAGCTACCAACTCATGTTGATTGTAGTAAGGATAATGGTGTTGTTTTATGTCCCCATGTTCATCAAGAGTTACTTTGACACCATACTTTTGTGCCACATCTTTGCTGATGCCACGATCAGTTAGAGCATGATAATCAGTATCTCCCTCCGGCTTACAATCTTTATCTGGTATAGATGATGAAGGCTCCTCATAATTTTTAAAAAATTTACCACAACTGAAACATTTTGCTGATCCATCATCATTGACACTTACTGCATCTTTAGAGCCACAGGCATGACATGGCTGATGTAATTTTACAAATCCCATATTTATCTCCTTTGTATATTATTTATTTTCTTGTTTTGATTTAGGTTGCACTAAAGT